TTGGTATCATCATACCAAACCTTATGGAATAGTGTACGCTGGTTTGGTATAAAAGTCAACTCTCTTGTTGCAGTATCATAGATATGAAAACCTTTGACATCATCATAACATGACCACGTCATCTCATAAGCTGTACCAAGATATGTTACATTACCAGATGTACTTCTGTGATGAAAGTGACCGCTATAGACTTGGTCAAACTTCTCAAATGCTTTTGGATTACAACCTTCATAGTTTGGCATACCTCTATACATTTGAAAACCAGTCAGCTCAAGATGTCCAAAACATACTTGAGCTTTTGTCTGCTCAATCATAGACCACGTCTTCTCTTCATTATCCTTACATATCCAAGGTACAAGAAGAATATCAAGACCATCTATATTGATCTCTGTTGGTTCACTGTACTCAATAATGTTATCATATCCATCAAGTAGTAGATTGATACTGTTAACTTCCAATGTGTTCTTGTAAGTTATATCATGATTACCAACAATAGTATACATCTTCATGTTGCGTTGATACAGTGGTTCAAACAACATCTCTTTAGCTGCCTTGAGTGATGTATATGAGATGAACTTACGTCTATCAAACGTATCACCCAAGTTAACTATCTCTTGTATTCCATGCTCATCAATGTAAGGAAAGAATACTTCATCATAAAACTTCCTTTGGAATGCTGCAACCTTTTGATTATCATTGCGAGCTCCAAAGTGAAGGTCAGTCAATAATGCAATCTTCATTTTTTAGAAATACTTTTCGACGCCTTTTGCTTGCTTACGTTTTTCCTTTGTCTTCACTTCTTTAGCTTCAAAGTTCTTGACAAAGTCATTCATATAGTCACTACCAATCTCAACATTGTTACCAATGCCCTTGTCATCTCCTTCAACCAATGAGTTAAACAACACTGATTGTTCTAGTGACTTGTGTTTTATATACAATTGTTTCTTTTCTTTTTGTATCCTTCTCAGAAAAGCATAGTAGATAATCTGAGTGAAGTATGCAAATGGGTTGTTAGACTTCTCTGGATCAAAGTTATGTATATAACTAACACAGTTCTCAATACCATCACTAATCATATCATCCTTGAATGTATAATTAGCAAAGTTTGGTTTAGTTGCTAACCTATTAGCGATCTGAAGTAAGCAACGTCCAACGTAGTTTGGTACTTGTGGTTTAATATCTCCTGTTTGTTCTGCTTCGTCAACAGCTTTTTTATACTCGACCATAACAGCGTACAATTGCTTGTTATCGACATAGTGTGCTTTCTTTGCCTTAGCCATTAATGATATGTTGTGTTAGCGTTTCCAACACCTAAGGCTTCTTCCATCCTCTCAACTTTAGTTGACTCAACAAGGTCTTCATTCTGTTTGTTCATTTCACTATATCCTTCTTTCAAGAATCTTTCATAATTATGAATTATATTTTCATGTAGATCATCAACAATTGTAATGACTTTATCTTTATGTACTGCTACTAAGTTAGACTTATTGAAAAGTAACCAGTGAGAACATTGTATCCAAGTCATTCCATTTGCAGCTACTGTCCTGTATAAGATAACAGGATCTTCTAATAGAACATGCTCACCGTCATCTTCTACCACTCTAGTGATTAACTCTTCTCCATTCATTAACTTTATTAAACCATAATAGCCTGCTGGCATTTTCTACTCCTTTAGCGTGTAGGTAAACACTTTATATGGAAACTGTTCATCATTATACAATTTTACTCTTTCTTGATAGTGCCTGGCGGTATAGTTAACCCACTTTCCTTTGGAAAGATTGTCCACGATGTCGTAAAGTCGACATCCCACACCATCTGGACTGCGCCGCAATCCTCTACCGATTGATTGCAGAACCCGAATCTTACTCTTTGAGGGGCTAGCGAACACGATGTTGTCCAACTTACGAATATTAACACCAGTGCTAAACGTACCATACGATGCAACAATGAGTGCTTTGTCCTCTTTCTCTACAATAGCTCTGACTTCATTTCTATCATCCCCAGATACACCTCCATGGATAAAGAAGACAGGTCTATCAAGTTGTTGTGCCATATCATACAACACCTTACCATGCTTCTCAACTAATGCATAAAGTAAAAGTGTGTTCCCTCTCAACTCTTTACATAAATCTATTAGGAAATCATTACGAGTTTTATTACCAATGATATAATTAACTTCATCTCTATAAGATGCTCTAGCCATCTGAGTCTTATTTTTACTCGTGTGATCTAGTATACAAATATTTATCTTCAATTCAGCTAAGTGCTTTTGTTCTATAAGTTCTGATGTACTGACAACCTTTTCTACAGGACCAAACAATCCTTCAAGTACCAACTTATGTGTTTGTGAGTCATCTAATGTACCAGTGAATCCAAACCTGTATGGACAGTTGGTTAGCTTACTCATAATAGATGTAAGTGACTTAGCTTTGAACAAATGAGCTTCATCACCTATAACAACTTGGAACTGTTCAAACCACTTTCTTGGCATCTTGTATATTGATTGCCACGTTGTTATTGTTATCTCAGAATCAATATCTTTACTAGCACCAGCAGTTATCTTATGAATATCATCTTTGTATCCATATTCATGAAAGTCTGATGCAAGCTGTGCAACAAGTCCAGTAGTAGGAACTATGATCAACTTCTTCATTGGATAATATCTTGCAATCATATAAATGATCATAGACTTGCCAGATGCAGTTGGAGAGATCATCATGGCTCTTTTATTTGTTATAGCATGAGCAACAGCATCCTTTTGATAGTCTCTTGGTTCCATTGTTAACTTCAAAGTCTTTGCCAAGTCATCTACATCTTCTGTTGAGAAAGGAGTTGTGTTGGTGAGCTTGTCATCAACTATACAATCATACTTACGTACTTTGCAAAAGTCAACAATGTAATCTTTCAATCCTGTATACACTGTTCTTGTTACAGAGTTGAATAATCTTATCTTTCCATCCCAAACTCTGTTACGAACTTGAGGCATAAATTTTGCACCAGGTACATCAAACGTGAAAAAATCTGATAGCTCTTGAGCTACAGAAGAGTCACATCTGACTTGTAGATGCACGTCATCCTTATATACAATTTCTATCATAGACCGACTTTAAACTTTTCCCAATCAACAGCAGTCTTGATTTGATATCCTCTTACATTCAATGACTTTACTATTGACTCTAAGAACTCTACTTTTTCTTTTGCATATGCAATTTTTAGATTGTGGTTTACAATGTCTTTATCAGACTCAATATACATTGGAATATCTGTTTTGAGTATACGTAGAGGGTTTGGTTCCCAACCACGTTCATTCAGATCTTCTTCTGCCATGATACCAGAAAGGTAATCGTGTTTGTCTTTTTTCAGAACCTTATACTCTTCTTGAAGTTTAACTAACTTCATCCTCTCTGCACTATAAAACCTATAATACTTATGATGCAATTGAGGTATACGTATAGACTCCTCACCTAGCTCAGTTCTGTCAATCTTTGAATCTTCAGCCCAAGCATTGTAATAATCATCTAAGTTCATCTATTGCTACCACTAACTTCTGACATCTTTCATTATACTGTCCATTGAAGTTCTGGTCAACAAGATTTGCAAGTTCTATCATCATGAATCTTTTGTCGCCACTATTGATAGCAGCTTCATATCTTGGAGAAAGCATTGCACCCATTTCTCCATAGACCTTGACTAATTCAGCAGCTTCCTTACCAATATGTTTTTCAACAATCTTAGGAGTAAACATATTGACATCATGCTTCTTATACACATCCCCATACACACTGTGCCACAGTGCAGCCATACATACAGGTTTCTCAGCACCAAGCTGTTCACAATACATATAAACATTCCACAAATGATTGAAGAATGGTCTACCTGTATGCTCTACACTGTTTGTATTATCAAACAGATACTTGACACCTTCATCACCAAAGCCTATTGGTGCAGTGTTGAATACCATAATAGTTTTTTCAAATGGAGTTATTCTTGAAAGTGGTGATGTGGAATGTAGTTGTGCACTATCAAATATAAACAACCTGTTGTACTTTGGTAGCATTGCAACAGATACTTCATTATCTTCATACAACAATGTCATACCATAGTATTTTGGATCCCAGTTCTGAGTTAGATATAGTATAGCTGTTTCTGCAGGACCAGTCCTCTTAGCTTGTTTATCTACATGAGGATATGCATCTTGTCCATAATGATATGTTTTCGTATAACATCTGAACAATGATCTTTTACCAATTACTTCTTGTAATACATCAAATGCATCTAACATAACAGGATGGTTTTGTTCAATGTTTGGAGACAATATCATATCCCAATCAAAGAACTTAGGTTGTTTTACTATGTTATGTTGGCCGTGTCCATACTCAAACGTATTTCGTTCACTAGACTTCCATCCTGATTGGAACCATGAACAATATTTCTTTTTTATGTCTACAAGTAAGTCTTCAGAGAAGGCGCCTTCGACGCACTTCGGTTCAATAAAACTCATTACAACTCCATTATATAATATTAGTAGATTGAGTGTCCTCTGTTCCTGATGATGACAATCTGAGTATTCTAAACAACTTATATCTAAATGTTGCTTGGCATTCAATATAATCTACAGAAGGAGACGTTGTTGAAAATTGTAAATCAGACAAAGCTGTTGGATAACAATCTTCAAACTGTACTTCAAGATTAGGTTGCATAGCACTATTCAATATAGTTAGTGTAGCATCACTATACGGTCCATCTGCCATAAAGTCAACTTGTCTTTGCTTCTCGTATATATTTTTTGATTGAGCAAAGTCTTCTGGAAAATGTAGTTGTAATAACCAATCATACAATTCAATGTAATTTGTCATATCTTCATCTACTTTAAATGACAATTGAAACTCAGAGTAATTCAACCTGTCACCTATAGTAGGAAGATTAACAAATGGGTTTGCAAAAGTAGTATCTGTTCCTTATACAGAAGGTACGTTTACAGCTTGTACGAAGTAGTTTGTATTTGGTAGCTTTTTGATCGAAAAATTGAAACCCAGAGGTGATAAAAACTGAGTGTTATCTGGTTGATCGTTTAACGCTCCTGAAGATGGGACAGCCAATCTACGCTCCTGTATTCTCTACTATATTCATTTGCAATCAACACCTCACTGATAACAGCATCTATATGGTTATGCCAATAGTTTAAAAACTTATGGACTCTAGGATACTCAGGTACTACATCTTCTGTACCCCAATAAAACTCCTGAAGGA